AACGCTGCTTTAAGTTGCCGTCCTTGAGCCGCTCTCCTGGCAGCGTGTCTCTCATCAAGACTAGCTGCCTTATCAAATCCGGCCTTAAGCTCAGTGGCCTGTCCTTCTCTTTGGTCTGCCGTAGAAAGCCTACGGACTGTTTCTATTCTAGGATTCTGAGGTTCAGGCAAAGGATTGGTAAGATCAATGGGAGGTCTAGGTGTTTTACCTACAGCATTAACCGCAGCTTTAATCTCAGCATCAGCCCCGCTGAATACAGACTTAGCTCCAGCAGCGGCCGCTCCTAGTACAGCAGCACCAGCAACAATCTTACCAAGAGTAGCTACAGGATTGTTCGTAGAGGGTGCCTTAACAACGTGAGGGCTGTCCTTAGGCAGGTGATAGAAAGGCTTGTCAGAGGAAGAAGCTCCTGCCGAAGAGGCGCTAGACTTCTTTTCAGCAGCCCACCTAGCCAACTGTGCCCCGGCATCCTGAGAGATCTTATCGGGGTTTTTACCCAAGTTAACTGTTACAGAGCCATCAGAGTTCTTAGTAACCTTGGGAACAACCTTAGACTCGGGCTTAAGGTTTAAAGGCTTGTGCTTGGGCATCTTGGGAGCAGTTATCTTAGGCACCTTCATCTTGGGAGCATTGGATCTTGTAGAGGGGCCAGTATCAATCTTCCATCCCTCGTTACCGGGTTTTACAAAAGTCTCGACACCAGCAGCATCAACAGTGTTAGCACCGGTTCTACCTTTAGTGGGAGTAGGTTTAGAAGTAGAAGCAGACTCTTTCATCCGCTTTTCAATAGCAGCTTTGAACTTAGAACGCTGCTTGTCGTGTCTCTTCTTACCTTGATATGATGCGCTGTCCGGTCCCATATGTTTCTCCTATTTGCGTTCCATTCCAAATGGAACCCACTCAGTTTTTATCCCTAGCTTCCTAAGCCTCTCAGTCATAATCGGGCCAGCATGTTCATTGTGAGTATGGACCCTTATAACTATTCCTTTCAGCTTTTCAAACTCTTCTGCTTCTTCTATGTGCTTTCTTTCTAGAAACCTAACCACTTCCATGCCACACTCTTCGCTGCGAGTGTTGGCGTAAGGCTCTTCTCCTAGGTCATGCTCTAGCCTAGCTTCCTTTAGAACATCACGGTAATCCCAGAAGGTTAGTATTGCTTCTTCTGTCGTTCTGCACCAGATTGTATTCTCTTGGTCTTCTTTGTTCATTCTGTTAAATGCCAACACAGCTCTTTGTGAATCACCATCTAAGAATAATATCATATCTCCTCCCTAGAGATAAAATGCTCTTGACAACTTCCTCTTTGAATATCCTGAAGGTTGTGTTCCTTCCTTATACATATTACCTAGACCGGTGAGATAGTTAGGCCTGTCTTCGTGTAGAGGTAAATTATTCCACCCAGCCCAATCTCTTCCAAACTCCTTATTCTCATTCAACTTCTCGTCGGTGTCATACATATTATGACCCCTAGCTGTTTCTTTCGTCATGTACATCTCGTTAGTTGAGTCTATACTGCTCTGGCCTACTCCACCTTGTCCCTTCTGCGGGCCTTCGGATTGTGACAGTTGCGACTTCCAACCACGGGTGCTCATCTGACCTATGGAAGTTCCTGTGTTTCTGCCCCTAAGCATGCTGGGGGATACTCCACCCGAACCTCTCTTCATCAGAAATACAGATAAAGTATTTGGAATAAATTTACCGCCACGAGATCTACTAGGCACTGTAGCCGCACCGGGGAGACCATACGTTTTCTCCACGGCCCTCATACTAAGGGCAGCGTCGTTCTTTTGGCGTTTTTTATTTCCAAAGATATCTAAACCGGCGTCCTTTGCTGCATAATTAGGAGTCGCTCTTGTATTAGCATATTTAGATGCTGGATCGTATCTAGCATTGTATCCACCGGAATTGACTACTCCCGATCTAGCAGCCGCCTGGGTATTTATATTACCAGTTACGTAGTCTCTAACCGGTCCTTGTGAGTCTTTACCTGTAGACATCCTCGCCTTTGCATTAGTTTCATTTATATAGTCTGCATAAAACAAATTACTAGCAGCCCATGACTCTATATAAGTCTGAGTACTAAACGGCTGTAGTGTGGGATTAGAACCTGCTCTAGCCATTTCGTACCCTCACGCTTTGTCCAAGCTTATACGGCTTCTTAGGTTTGATAGATCCCCTTGCCCTTGAGTCTTGCTTATTGCGCTCAGAAGCCTCAGATGCTGGCATGCTCTTTAAAAAGTCTTGAGCTTCCTTAGGGTCTCCTTCTTGTCGGCCTTTAATAATAGCCCAAGCTCTACCTACGGTGAGCATTACTGCCTACCTCCACCCTGCTGCATCATCATCTGCTGCTGTAGTATCTGCTGCTGGACTTCTTCTGCCCTCTTCTTATAGATCTCAATCAAGGTCATCAACATCATCTGCTGGTCCTCATTTAGATTGTAGAAGCCAGGAGATTTCATCTCATCAACAAACATCTGGTAGAAAATGAACGGATCATCCTCAGGGATCGGGATAATCATTCCGTATGCTTCTTGTCTAATCCAGGCCAAGATCCTCTTGACTCGCTCAACATCGACGCCCTTCGGTATCATGGACTCCTTGTATCCAAGCTCATCAAGGATCTTGGCTTTGAGTGCGGGCTCCATGTTCTGTAGGCCTCCGTTATATTGAACAAGCTCAATCGCCTTAGCCTGTCTGGCTTCTTTGGAGGACAGTGCCATCGAGGCAGTATCAATATGAACCTGAACGTTGTCGCTCAGATCCGCTCCACTAAAGCTCTTGATAGACAGGGTGTTAACCTTATCTCGCGCCAGAATGCGAAGTCGCTCGGCATACCTGTCGTCATTACGAATGTGCTTAATTACTTCCTGAAGGATGATAGAGCCCTCCTTTTGCAAGGACTCGTCCCACGCTTGAAGGATAGAGCTGCGAGCAGCTAGGGCCTGCTTACGTAGAATGTCAATCATAGCAGCGGAGTTAACCCCGGTAGGCCTCTGGCCTCTAAGGATCTCTTCTGTGCCAGCTATGCCTTCCATCTCTGCAATCTGTTGCTGCCTCTCCTGCTCCGCTGAAGCCGGATACGGGGGAGGATAAATAGGTGTTGGTGCTGCTCCAGCAGTACGCCTAGGATCATACTCCCAGACCTGTCCAGGCATCCCACGCCATTGATCTTCTACAGGGGAGGAGCCCTTAGGCACAACCCACCCTGACATAGGTGATGTTCTTCGCCACATAATCATCGTAGTATCAATAGCATTAACCCGCTTCAGCTTAGGCAACAGCTTAGATATCAACGACCGTCCGTGGATACTACCAGCAATAGGCTCCCACCGATACCTAATGTATGGGTGCCATCGAGTTGGCCAGCGAGGATCATATGCCCTCGCTCCTCTCTTCTTAGGCGAATCGTACAGAACCTGATCGCCTACTGTGATAACTGTCCTTCCTCTAGGCCACGTAGGATTAGGCTTTCGGTCAAATATACGAACCGTTGTAAACCCAGCCCATGTCTCTGGGGTACCAGAATACAGAGAAGGACCAGCACCTTCAACTACGTCAGCCATTCGTTCCCACCACCAAATAGGGAGGTTCCTTACGTTAACAGTCCCTGCCTTCTCCAGTGAGTCTAGGTTCCATCCGTTCTTCTTCGTAAGCTTAAGACCCGGTCTATGTGAGTACTTGTCTTTCAGAAGGTCAATGCTAGTATAGTACTCTCGCATAACCCAGCCCATGTCGTCCTCATCCCACCAATGGGTGGAGGGAACATGAATCTCAAACGGGCTTATGATCTTAGCTGTAATGTCTCCATACTCAACGTTGTCTGTGTATATAGGACGCCCTCGCTCATCATGCATAGGTACCTCTCGTGGTATCGGTAGCATGATATCAGGCCCACCCTCTACACCAGGGACCATTGACGTAGGTTCTGTCTGTGTCTGAGGTGCAGTCAATCTCCGGGGAGCTGTCTCATCATATATGATTTCCAACCAACAGGCCCCACAATGGAGAATGATTCTAGCTATCTCCCTATGCTTTTCAGGAAGCTCAAGAGCCTCCCACATGTACTCAAGGGTAAGCTCAGACAACTTCGCTGCATCTTCGTCTTCTGCTCTCCCTGACTTAGAATCAACCCTAGGGATGGGTTTATTCTCAGTCAGTAGAGCGATGTTTGTTTCGATATACCTTCCTAGCAGATCATTAACAGGCCTAGGTATGTTGTTGGCTACTTCATTGACAATAGACTGGGTGCCGTCTGAGTCTCTGGTTAGCCTGTTAATTAGAATATCATCAACGTATTGTCGGCCTAGGGAAAACAGAAGATTCTCTACCCAACCAACAACCCTAACCCACCTTCGGCTGGTCTTGTTGTTGTTTAGTTCGTCTACATAAGAAGCGATAGCAGACCCAACCTTAGGGTCTCCCGCTCCCAGGGCATCAATACCGTGAAGGTGACCCTGTTGCCAATTAGCCTGTGAAGACCCTGTAGGATAAGGTTTGCTCATTAGCTTTCTTCATTCCCATGTAAACTATCAACACCCTTTTGGGTTCTGATAAGGCCGACTGACAGCATATCTTCTAGATCTTCTCCACTAGTAAATAGCGGACGTTCTAGTCCATTAAGGTATTGGGTTGTTACGTTTGACTCTATCCGTCTCCTCTCCAATTCTTCTTGGGACATAGGAGTTCTTTTAGAATCAATACGCTCCATAGCCTGATCTCTGTAAGCCTCAGGAGCCCTAATGGAGATAAGAGCCTCTTGAAGGTTTGATATCTGTTGCCTCAATACAATCTTATCTAGAGCTGCTTCCTTAAGCTGTTCTTCTAGTCTTTCTATCTTGGCTTGGCAGAAGATAAGCTCCCTCTCTGTCTCTTTTGATTTGCCAAGCATAATTTATTCTCGTTCCCAAGGCCTAGAGTCGGCATAGCCAGTGATTACCTCACCGTCATCACCATACCCCTCTCTACTCTTGAGAGACGTGCCTGACTGAGCAGCTCCCTTCATCTCAGAGATGATGTTTCTCTTGGTGCCCTCATCACGCATTGCAGCCGCGAGAACCTTCTTCATATCCTTTGTAGCCTTCTCATCGGCATCTCTGGCTTTCTCGATCTTCCTCTCCCACTTCCTAATCGTAGTGCTACCATCTTGTTCGGACATAGTTGTCTCCTTATACTCTACATAATTATAGGAATTTTCTCAATCTTTTGCAGGGCTTATCCTTTCTTTTGCTGGTCCTCTGCCTGTCCCTTCTGAATAAGCTGGTTGATCTTGATCAAAAGCTGAGCGTGGGCAAGGCTCTCCGTTCCGTTGAGCGTTGCTTTTCCTAGGAAATATCCAAGCTGCTGAAGTTCTTGTTCCGTAAACATTATCGAGTCCTCCCTTCAAGTTTAGTAAGTTCTTCTTGTAGTGCTGCAATACGGGCCTGCTTTTCTGATTCATCATCAACGGCTACCTGAGCCTCGTATGTGAGACGATCAGGAAGAGGGTTATTAATCATCCACTCAACAACCGCTCCAACGTCGGCGAAGTTTACCCCATCAGCAGCCATTGCTCTAGCCACGTACCGCAATGCTTTTTCCATCTGTGATTCTGTAAGTGCCATGTTACCTCCCTTTTAGTTTAAGTGTGCCGCCTTTAATGGCGATTGTTCCTCCAGACAAGATCGTCCCTGGAGGGTTTGGTACTACCAGCGTAGGATAGTTTGTCCATCCTCCCGCTAGAACACTATCGTTGAAATAAAGCTTAAGGGCTAGAGTGTCTCCTGGCGATACCCTAGATCCTACTATTTGTAGAGAAAACTCCATGTCAGCTTCTTGTGCTGTTCCTAGAGCCCAGAACGCTGAGCCTGTTTTAGCTACTCCATTATTGTTATTGACTCCATTATTGTTTACTAGGTATGTTCCTGATCCTAGCTGTTGTGTGGTGTCCGAATCCTGTGCATCTAAAGAGCCACTAGCGATGTCCTCCACAGGACTGGTTCCTACGGTAGAATTACATTCCTCATAGGCTCCTCCGTTATGAGATACCCAAACGGCAAATCTTCCGTTCTGGTCTGACGCCTCACTAGGTCTGGATACTAAGAATCTAGCCCTAAACGTAGTGTCTACCTGCTGGACCCACAGTTCATTTAGCCCTGCTTTCCAAGTAGCGGTGGCCTCAGAGCCGTCGTCGTTTCTACCACGATAGGCGTCTTGTGTAAATGTCGGTGCCCCACCACCAGCCATGTTTTACTCCGGTACCGGATTGAAGGAACCATCTCCTCCAAAGTCCGGGTCTCCCTTGGCTCTAGATAGTATCTCTTGGAACCTGTCTGTGTTTATCCATCTACCGTGCTTAACAGAGTAGTAGGACATATTGTGCTCCAGCCTATCTTTGATACCACCCTCATCCATACCTATCCACTTGCCCTCTTCGTCCATAGCATAAAAGTCTCCACCACAGACTATCTCCTTACATGCTCCTCCGGCCATAGGTTGAAGGATACAGATGACTCCATGCAGCGGGGCCTCGTGAGAGGGACCGTCT